TACCGTTGAAGTAATTGTTTGAACAACTGCTGTTGCTGTTTCTACGGCTGAGGATACATTTGATACTTCTGCTACCGCAGCCGTCGCTGCTGCTACCGCTGTATTTGCTGCTGCTACAGCAGTGTTAGACGCTGTTACTGATTCAACCGCAGTGGCTATAGTCACTGTTGCTGTATCCGATGCAGCTGCGGCTTGTGCAACTTCTGTGGTTGCGGTTGCAATGGCTGTGTTTACTGCCTGTTGTGCAGGGCTTACCACAACTTGTTCTGCAGGAGCAGGAGGCTCATTAGCATTAGCAAAGTTAGGACTAAAAAGGAAAAGCCAGCCGATTATAAAAAGGCTGGTTAAAAAATACTGTAACTTTCTAGTCAACTAGGTATCTCCTAAGTAATGCAATATTTTTGCTTACTTAGTAATTATAGCAGAATGTTAGTTTAAACTACTTAGGATTATCTGTTTTGTAAAATCCGTTACCTTTAAACTGTATTCCAAACGGAGTAAAAAATCTTGTCATTGATGACTCACATTCAACGCATGTATATCCTGGGTCATCATCTTTAATTGATCTATGTACTGACATTGTGGCATGTGCATCATCATATGAACACTTGTATTCGTATACTGGCATTACCTTCTACCCCACTTAACTTTATTCCACCCACGTTCATGAAAATAATAAAGGATAGTTTTTGTAAATACTTCAAAGCTTGCAATTGCTCCAGCTGTAACTGGTTCTTTAGTTATAGCCCAAGATATAACAAAGGTATCTGCTGTTCCAATTATACGCCATGTAATAGCCTTTAATGCTGATCTTTGTTTTGATACATTCATGCTGGCCACTCCATATTTTTAGGCCCTTTACTAATTGCATTCCAAATTTTAGATACCCATTTCTTTACGTTTTTGCGTAGCCGATATAGCATGAATGTCTGCCCCCAAATCTACTTGTTCAATCTTGTACCCTACATCTCTTCCGTATACAATATTAGTAATGTTAGGTAGTCTTAATACTAGTGCACCATCCATAAATCCATCCTTGGCAATATATTCCTTTACCTGATCAAACTTAAGTGGATCTTTTTCGCTTGTATTATATGTATTACGAACTCCAAGAAGGACTTGCTCTGTTCTTTTCCCAGCCTCTTTGTAAAGGGCGTGGTGGCCTTCGTGCCATGGTTGATAGCGACCAAGCATCAAGGTGGTAGGAGCAGACCAATCGTGTAGCTTAAATTCTTCAATTATCACAGAAGCCTTTTCATTTGGATCTAGCCTGTGATTTACAAACATCCAGTCAATCTTAGTTGGCTTTTGAAACATTTTATTAGTATCTTCAAATCTTCCCTCTTCAATTGTATCCATAAAGATAAAGATATCTGGCTTGCCAAATGCTTGTCTTGTTCCTTCTGTAGGGCAAACAAAGTCCACTATAACTGGCGCAACGCCTTGGTCAGCAATTAACCTTGCCATTGCTCCCATTCTGCGGGCCTGCTCAAGTCTGTCATCTGGAGTAAATCCAAGATCTGAATTTACTGTTGATCTAACCTCATCAGCATTAAGATGTATCGCATTGATGCGCTCTTTGAGTGCTTTTGCAAGCTCTGTTTTGCCTGAGCCTGGTAGCCCAATAATCTGAATAATCATAATACTCCTTAGTTAGTGAGCCTTTTAAACACATGCTCAGGTGCAGACTGTACGCTTCCTACATATCCCGATGTCCACCGACGTACAGAATGTTATTTAATTTTTAGGACTTTTGGTTGCTTTTCCTTTGGGATGTTTCTTACTACATTAATGTGTAGCATTCCATCCTTCAGCTCGACATTGGATACTTCCATGTATTCACTAAGCTCAAAGATTCTTGTAAACTTACGTGCAGCTATTCCTTTATGAACAACCTCTGCGTCAATTACCTCTTTGATTTCACCTGTAATCCAAAGACTTCCGTCCTCAATAGATACAGTAAGATCATCTCTTGTGAATCCCGCAACTGCCAAAGACAGTTGATAGTTATCCTCATCTAACTTTAGTAAATCATACGGCGGAAAAGCTGTATTGTTTACCTTACTTAGACTGTTAAATCGTTCCAACTCTCGGTTGAAACCAATAAAAAATGGATCCTTGAAAAGATCCATTGCGAATTGTGTTACCATTTTATGCTCCTTTTAAGCGAGTTAAATTAGTACCCCCATTTGGCAGGTACTAATCTATTATATCATTTAGGCAACTAAGATTGCAAGTTATTTTTTAGACTTTGATCTTGCCTTTGCAAGTGCTTCAAAATCCTTTACTTTGGTATCACCGAGGTAGGACCAGGCATATCCGTCTGAAATCATTTGCTCGTTAATAGAAATTGACTGATCATCTATAAATAGCCAGCCAAGTATTCTTCCATACTTTTCTGAAGAGTTCATTTTTTCCGTCTTTATTTTAACAGACTTTGCATCTTTTAATTTAGACTTTAAGTACTCTTTAGATTCAAGTCCTAGCTTTTTTTCAGCCAAGTCTTTTGTTCTTGATTCTGGAGTATCTATCCCAGCAAGTCTAACTCTTGATGCAAACAGTATATCAAAGCCTAGATCGATGAGGACATCAATCGTGTCCCCATCGACTACACCTTCTACTTTTTTTACGTAGTACTCGTACACTACTTAGCCTTTTTAGCTGGCGCTTTCTTTGCAGGAGCAGCCTTCTTGATGGGAGCATCGGCTGGTGCTGTTGCTGCCAACTTGTTAAGAAGTGGTACATTTTCTTCTCCAGCGTATACTGGTCTTCCCCAGCCAACTACTGCATTGATAAGCTTCTTCTTGTTGTTCTTTACATAACCACGGGTTTTTTCTACGCACATTCCGCCGTTGCGCTGATCTCCCTTTGCAGTTCCTGAAGTATTTCCTTCAATAACTTGAATTGTTCCATCTCCATTATTTTTAATGCAGAGACCAACATGAGAAATACGATTTACGCCATCGTCTGGGAAATCAAAATAGATCCAGTCTCCTGGCTGAGGGTCGTCATTACGTGCATCTGACCAACGTCCTTCTTTTTTAAACTGATCTGATGCTGCTACTGTTGATGCAGACTTAGGGAATTTTGCAACTCCCGCTGTGTGAGCACACCAAGAAACAAAAGATTGACACCATGGTTGAAAGTTTACCTTCATCCATGCTCCGTACTTTGTTTCATTATCTTTTGGACCTTCAATAGTTCCAATTTCTTTTTTTGCAACCTCAATGATTGCTTCTAAGCTTCCTTTTGCTGCCATTTTATTCTCCTTTATATTCTGCTTCCAGATTCTCTCAGCGACTGTGGAGATACTTTAATAAATCTACAGTCCTCTCTGAAAGATTTTAGCGTAGGTGACCCACAATAGGACATTCCGCTTTTAACATTATTAATTATTTGTGCAATAGTCAACTCCACAGGGCCTTTATTTTCTAGATAAGCTGAGACTCCTTCTATATGCAAAGCATTTAGTGGTGGCCTTTCCCCTGTATCTTTATCCAACTGTATTCCTTCTGATGCAAGTCCTCTAAATAAAAATTTTCCATTTGTCATTCCGTCACACTCTTCATGACCTGCAAAAGCGGTTCCCATCATTACTGCACTTGCTCCACCCGCAAGAGCCTTTACAATGTCTCCGTTATTTTTAATTCCACCATCAGAAACTATTCCATTTACTTCGTCTGTCTTTACGTTTTGATAAATGTCCATAATCGATCCAAGAACTGGGGTGCCAAACCCAGTTACAATTCTTGTCGTACATGCTGCGCCTCCTCCTATACCAACTCTTACAGAGTCAGCTCCTGCATCCATCAAGTCTTTGTAAGCATCGTATGAAGAAACGTTGCCGCTCATTATATGTATGTAGTTTGGAAGAAGGGCTCTTAATCTTTTTACTGCATTTACTGCCATGTCTGTGTGTCCGTATGCAGTGTCTATTAATATAATCTTACACCCAGTAGCGAGGACCTGTTCAATAAGATCTTTATCTTCTGCCTCTGAGTTATTTACAGAAAATCCTAATCTATCGGTCCATTTACACTCTGAAACAATTTGTTTATACTGTGCAATTCTATCTTCTTTTGTTTGAAATCTTTGTACAAAAGCAAGCCCACCATTATCTAAAACCTTTTTAATCATCTTGGTGCTACTAATAAACTCCATTGGAGCTAAAACAAATGCATTGTCAAGGTGTACCCAGGCTGCTGGGTTATTGGGATTACCTATTGTAGATGTAAACTGTATATCAGACCTACTGACAACACCAGATCTTTTTGGTACAAGAAGTATATCGTCAAAACATAAAGGGCTAGTGGTTGTGTCTAATTGCATATTTAATCCTTAAGTGACTTCCACGGATTCGGTGGGAGCTTTAAGCTTGACTCTAGCATCCAATTCCACTCTTGATGCTTCTTTAACAATTCTGATAAATGTGGAACAAGTGCCCACTCTTTGCTTGCTATTGCTTGATCTGTAACAACTCGAATCTCTTCAATCATTGTTTTATTAATTGGCACAAGATGCGTTGCCATTTCAACACCACAATAGGTGTCTGGCTTAACATTGCCTAGGGTTTGTGATGCAGATATATCTTCAATAGTATATAAGGCTTCTCCACCTAATCTACGTAGCCATAGGGAGGTTTCCATGAGCAGTCTATCTGACTCTAAGTATATCTCTTTGTATACGATCTGTGACTGTCTCATTAAAACAGACTCTGTATTTAAATAAAAACCCTTTACAAGGTTTGAATATATAAATGAGTTTGACTGTAATTCCTGTAGTGAGTTAATTAATTGTTTCATAATCTTAGTATACCATTTTCTTAGCCACGAAGTCTACTACCAACCGCTTTTAGACATTATTGGGAGGCCCCAAGGTGTTGCTTTGCCAAATTGCCCTTGAAGAGTTCTTTGATTTTCTACAAATCCTCCGCTTACTGCATGAGCTAGCTTATATAAATCTGGAACTGCAAGGTCTCCTTCTTGCCATTTGTGAACCATTCTAATTTCTTCGTTTGTCCATACCTCATTGCAAACCCATTTAATTAAACGATTAAAATTATTTCTTTCTTCAGCACTTGGATTTCGCCCATCAAATGTTTCTAAGGATATAAACTCTGGAGTTGGTGACGCAAGATGAACTCTTAATGTTTTTTCTCCTGTTATTGGGTGCGTATCTACTGTCTTAAAGGACTGCTTAATCTCTTTAAGAGTCTGCTTATCTTCTTTATCGTAGGTTGCCTCAACAACTGTTAAATAGGTTATGCATTTATCTAAAAATTCTTGATCATCTTTGTTTAAATTAGCATACATCTCTGTCATATCCATAAAATATGTATGTCCTGAATCTTCTGGGCAGTTAAACTTTTCCATTCTCCAGGTGGCGCCGTGGAAAGAATCGTTCTCATTCTCTACGTGCTCTGTGTGCCAGCCTAACATAAGCTGGTCTTTTGTAGCGTACCTTCCGTTTACCATATGTTTGTGGTGGTCCTCTACATAATCAGATGGGCTACGGTTTGAAGAATTTGGATACCAACCTAGGGTATCTCCAAAAAATTCCATTAGGTCTGTCTGTTGCTCTTTATTTAAATTAGCATTTCTAAATACAATGATCTTGTCTTTTAGAAAAAGATCTTTGTACTTTTCTGGATTAGACTTAATTTCTTCAATAGACGTAAACTCTGTTGTGTTAACGAGTATCATTGGGTTCCCGATTTCTTTAGTTGATTGGTTGGTATGCCGTAGCAGTTGTTGAGGGCATGACTTTGCCTTCAAACCATTCTTCTTTTTGTTTATCTTGATTTGTTTTTATTGAATTTTTAATTTCTTGAAAATCTTTATCGTATGACGAATTCTCATAATCATACGAGCCAAGCATGGTATATCTTTGCCCAGACAGGACCTCTGTGACAGCATGTACATTTTTTATGCCAACATCAAAAACAATAAAAGACCCAGTCTCTGGTTTAAATGCCAGCCCGTGGTCTCTAAATGTAAGTAGTCCACCTTCAAAATCATCATTAAGATAAATCATTGTTACAAACTTATTTTCTTGCCATGCGTTAGGAGTTCCATCAAGCTCTGCGTTATCTGCATGATCTCCTGCAAAAGCACCTGGATCCCACCTGTGTGCACTCAAGCTAATTTGTCTTAGCTTTGACTTAAATACTTTTTCTGCAAGATCTTGAGACTTTAATTGAATTTGTCTAAGCAATGGCCCAGCTTCTGGGGTGTTTGGTTTTTTGCCTGAAATTACATAAGAGTTGTAAAAGCATGAAAGCGACCAGTCATCTAGGCTATTCCAGTATTTTATTATGTTGCTACAGTCCTGTTTAGTTAATACATTTTTGTATTCAACTATGTCAGGCCTATGCACAACCTCTGTCATATTTTCTGGATAACTAAATGATTCCATATATTCATTATACCATTTCTTATTTTTTTATAGTGGGCAGTTTTAGTCTTACCCAGGACTATCTTTAAGCAGAAAGTATTTTTGCTAAAGCATTTACTGTTGCTGCAATTCTTCCGATATCACGCAATTGCTCTACAGAATAACCTTCTTCTTTTAGTGTCTCGTAATGTGCCTTAACACAAAAATGACATTTGCCGATAATAGATGCCGCCAAAGAGTAGGCTTCAAACTTGGCCTTGGTTGTGCCTCCGTGAGATGCAATTGCATTCATTCTTAGCTGAGCTGGCAAACCCTTAAGGTTTTGATCATCTGCCATTTCAATAAATGGATACCACACATTGTTCTGCGCCATTATTGCTCCCGCAGTCAAAGCAGCATTTTTTTCAACTTCATCTGTTGCGCTAGCAACAATAAAAGTTAGAAGCTTAGCGTTGCCTGTTGAAAATGCTGCTGCGATTGCAAGGTAAGTGGCATGCTCTGAATCAATAGTTGATCTATTAATAACAGCATCAAGATTTAACTTGATGTCCTTAGCATATTCTGGCAAGGAATCCTTCAGCTGTTCAACCCATGACATTATAGAGTTTCTCCACCAAGGGATCTGTTGCATGCACAGAGCTCTCCTGTTTGAAGTGCATCTAGTACACGTAAAGTTTCATCTGGGTTTCTTCCAACATCTAGATTATTGACAGTGATGTGCTGAATAATATTATCTGGATCAATAATAAATGTTGCACGATATGTAACTCCAGAAGGATGGTGGACTCCTAAATCGCTTGCTAGCTGGTGTGCTGTATCAGCAAATGACCAGGAGTTTGTCTTTTTTAAATCGTCATGTGCATTTCGCCATGCGACCTTACAGAATTCGTTATCAACTGATCCAGTCATTAAAACTGCATCACGATCATTAAAGTCATTTACTAATGCGTCATACGCAACAATTTCTGTTGGACACACAAATGTAAAATCCTTTGGATAAAATACAATAATTTTCCATTTGCCTGGAAAAGAATCTTGATTAATTACTTCAAATGAAGAATCGTCATACGACAATGCTCCAGGCTTGACTCCAGTAACGGCAAAATTACCGAGCTTATCCCCTATAGTTTTCATTTTTTCTCCTTGTATAAGCGGTTGTACATTTTGTACCCCTGGCTGGAATCGAACCAGCGACCAACAGATTAGAAGTCTGTTGCTCTTCCTCTGAGCTACAGAGGTCTAGTGCGACAGGTAGGACTCGAACCTACGATTACCGAATTATGAGTTCGGGGCTTTAACCGACTAAGCTACTGGCGCTGACATTATCAGTATATATTTTTTATACAGATTTGTCAATAGAATTTTCTACTATTTGCTGAACATATTCTGAAAAATGTTTTCTTATAGATCCCATTGGTCTTGATCCGTAAGAGTCCCATATTCTTTTATATTCAAGTATATTTGCAAATGTAGTTGGGCAGACAACAGTATTATTGTATTCCCTCATAACCGTAGGCAAAGGGACGTGTTTACTGCAACACTTACACTCTTTAGCCCTTTCTTGATATTCGCTCATATTATTTGCATCCTATCCATTGCTTCTTTTAAGTCTTCAGGCATTCTGGGTGCTCTGATCATATTATAAGATGTTGTATCTGGGTCATCTTTAGCCCCAAAATCATTGTCGTAATTCATTGATTCATAAGTATGTACATTTATTTCTTGATTATTATCAAACCTAGTTCTGCTAATTGAATTAAATATTGCACCACAAGTAGCATCGGCTAAGTCTTTTGAACCTTTTCTAGGGTGATCAACCTTATCTCTCATAATTCTAAGCTGACATAATTCATCTATAAGCAATGGTATGTGTGGACCTATTAATCTTTCTTCCGCAACGACCATTGCCATGTCGTCATAATGTTTTTTAGCGACAGATAGAATCTCTGTATTGATGCCATATTGTTTTAGTTGTTGCATCATATCATGAGAGTTCCATCTGTCAAAGGTACATACTGCTATATTAAATCCTCTTGTTTTAAGAGAAAGGATATAATCTTTTACTTCAGTAAAATCAACAGATTTGTCTGGCTTTGGTGTCCAATACCTGACTGCGTCAACCTCCACAATAGGTGCTGGCTGAGAGTAGGCATCTGTTATTTTAACGTTAACCCATTTATTAACATGTGCCATGGTTACTGCACAATGGTCATGCTTTTGCGCTAAGTCTACGTGTATATAATATTTTTTATCTGGGTCTGGCAGGAACCACTCTTCAAGTCTTCCAAAATTGTCTACAGCAATTGCACCTATATTAAATGCTTTTTCTACTTTTTCTCTTGACTTAAAAAATGCGTCAACCGCATCTGGAGGCATGCAAGCAAATCTTGAAAGAGCGTCTGTTGGGTTTGTATAGAATGCTGTTTTAAAGTCATCAATTTTTCTAACTGGATTAACTTCCCAAGTCGGGCGCTTAAGTGCATAAACTTTAGGTATCTTGTAAGATATTATATGGTCTTCTTCCCATTGAATCTCAAACTCATTACCTTCAGTTCCGTCTGGCAACTCCTCATACATCTTAAATTTATGCTCTCTGATTACCGTTTCTTTTTCTCCAATTACGGCATCGTATCTTTGCTGTATATAATCATTCTTAAATCTTGGGAATGAAAGAAGAATTACTTTTCCAAAGTCTGGGAAACGAGAGTCTACTGATGCCCTGTACATATCATACACCGCACTACCCGTTTTTGCCTGATCGTGTCCTGTTGTATTTTCAATTGCAAAGCCAGAGATTTCATCAAGGATAACAACAATTACGTTGTAGCCTTCCCAAGCTTCACGCTCTGAGTGACCAGAGTGGACGGTGATTGCTTTATTAAACTGTATTTCTGATGCTTTGGCATAGTACTTACCGACAAACCATGGGGACTTATCTATGCGGCTTCTAAAGCCTTTAAAAAATACATTGCTTGCCTGCTGAGAGTTTATAGCAATATTAATAATATCGATAGAGTCCCCTGGAGGTTTACCGTAATATGTAGCGGGATCCTTTAGGCATAATAGTAAATATACTATATAGGCTACAGCAATTGTTGAACAATAATCTTTTCCAGAACCTTTGCCGAGCTGGGCTACTACTTCGTTAGCCGTTTGCTTAAATCTGGTATGGCCTTCTTCTTCTCCGAACAATTTTTTTAATGTAGACTCTTTATATATCTGTGAACTTTTTTCAATTAAAGTATATTGATATTCTGAGAGTTCTGGAAGACCTAAGTAGTTTGGATCATTGACAAATGTACGTAAGTCTACAGGCTTTTCTTCAAACTCTTCGCCGTCAAGGATATCAATTAAATCAGAAAAGTCAAATGACATTAAATCCCTTTCGGTACTTTTATATAGTTAAATAAATTATTTGAATGTGAATATCTAACATCACTCTTTAATTCATCTACTCCATGAAGACAATGTTCTTCTGAGCTATGTATTACTAAATCACCTCTTTTAGGTTGATATTCTATGCCTTGATTTGGATAAAACAATCTTCCTCCATCGAAATCATTAAAGTACATTACGAGACCCCATATATTATTTTTTTCTAATGTGTACTCTTGTCCCTCAGTGTAAAGTTTGCTTGCTGCTATTAAGTCTAAGAAGTCATGATTATCTGAATGTAATCCCCAGGTTGCACCTTTTCTCATCCGCACAATGCTAATGTTTTCTGCTAGATATATTCCTTCTTCTAGTTTGTCAGACAGCCTCTTCTTTATTGGAATTAGATGGTCTATGGATCTATTGGATGTCTTATGACCTTCTCCAGTAGTATTGAATCTTCCAACCCATTCTTCTTCTGTAAGGGACTTGGCAATATCTACAATAGAATTGCATTCTTCTTCTGTAACAAAATTATGATACACATATATATCTTCGCCTATTTTTTCAAATCCATCTTTATTGAACATTGTTTGTAACCTCTGCATCTATATACACAGGCTCTACTATTCCAGTTATCTGAGACAATCTCTTTGCAACATCCATCTTGCATTTAGGGCACCCTGCGGTAACTTCTTTAAGTATACCTACAAGTATCTCTTGCTTTCTTTCAGTCTCTGCAAGTTGTGATGCAATCTCTGTATTCTCTAATACTCCCACTGATTGAAGCATTGCTATTCTTTTTGTTTCAATATCTGCTATAAGCTTTAAGGCTCCCGCCTTAACATTTAGTTGGCCTTGGGTATCTGCGTCCTCTACGGTTTTCCAGGCCTCTTTGATGAGCATTGCGTAGTGTTGGTCCGCTCCAGATATTGCCTCTCTTGCACGGTCACGAATATTGCTATCGTTATGCACAACAGACTTCCACTCGTCTAGGTACTCTAGAACTTCTTTCCTTGAGTACCCAGTGATAGTTGCTATCTGGGTTGCTGAATTGCCCTTCAAAAGCTCTTCTACGACCTTATTCATGCGGTCAAAATGTACTGCTGGCTCTAATTCGCTCATATATAAATTATACCACGTTTTAGTTGACTAGGACTTGTTGGCAATTTTAAGAAGGATAAGGTATCCAATTAGATCATCAATATCATTATCTCCAGGAAAGGCCTGATCATTCTGAATTCTATTTAGCTTGTCATCAATACGGACTCTAATCTGTTCTTTTGAATCCGCCTTTGAAAATATACGAATTGGATCTAGCGCCGAGTTTCCATACGACACATTCTTTTTAATTAGCATCTCTGCCATCTCTAAACACTCAACAATAATTTTTTGTCCTGATGGTGCATCTGTTGCAATTAATTGAAGGTCGGTTATCCATGCCTGGTACCCGCCCGATTTATTTGGGTAGTCGCTCATTTTTTTCTTAGCAGTCCAAACTCTTGTAAATATCTCTGTATGGTCATAGCAGAGACACCGCACTCTTTACCTATTTCTGTAACCGTTTTCTTTTGTACTATGTACCTTCTGTACAGCCAATCTTTACTCTGATAAAGTTTCATCGCTTAGTAAGCACCTGGTTACTATAATGTGCAATACCAAAGCTATCTGCAACATCAAAATCCACAATTTCTAAACCATACTTCTTGTTAAAGTAGTCAGCAGTTCTCTGCTTCCTCATATTTCTTAATTGATTTTTATACCAGGATTCTGCGTAGCCTGGGTTCAATAATCTTATTGCAGACTTCTCATCTTTTGTCGGATTCTTGTTGCCAATGTACGCCTGCCACGAGGATGGGCTAATAGTAATAACCTTAGCACCAGTAGACATAAGCTCAGCAATAACAACTCCATAGACATAAGACAATTTTATCACAGCATCGGGTGATCTGACAAGTATCGCACCCTCTACAGCAATATAATCACTCTTCAATTCATCTAACATCATTGCCATTTTGTTTTTTGCATCGTAAATTTTTTCATATATATCTTCACCAACTAGATTAATCTTGCCCCATTTTAAAGGAACATCGTCCTCCATTAAACAAAAAGCTATAGAGTTTGTAGAGGCATCTATGCCCAAAACCCTATTTGCTTTTGTCTTTACTAGGCTAGCTAATTTCATTTATAATCTCTGCAACTAAATCTTTTGTCTTCTTGTAGTTAATTTTTTGACAAGAAGAGCAAATATTTTCTGCATTATACCTACTTAAATCAGACTTACATTTTTTGCAATGTCTAACTGCACCATTTTTAATTGCCTTCTTTTCATAGTATTTTTCCATGATCCTTTTATTTGTTGCAATTCTACAGCACTCGTCAGAACAATACTTTTGGTTATGAGTTTTTGCGTTGAACTCTTTTTTACATTCTAGGTTTATGCATATCATATAACTGGAACCTCAAACAGCTCAATCTGAACTGTACCAATCGGGGTATCTTTACTGTAGCATTCCTTTTTGATAGGACAATATGTACAAGGCATTTTAGACTTAGTTGCCCCAGCAGGTCTCATGGGGATATCGCCGTCTTTAAAGTTGTCGTATACTTCTTGCATCCAGAGGAATGCATCTTCAATGATCTTCTTATTCTTCTCATTCATTGAAATTGGTATGATTAATATTTCTTGTGTATTTTTATTCTCATACAAAAAGAATCCCTCTTTAGCATTTTTTAGCTTCATATAGGTAAGTAGCTGAAGCATATGGTTTGCTGATGACTTCATCTCTGATTGACGAGTATCCCATACCTCTTGCTTTGCCGTCTTAATTTCTCCAATTACCGTTTCGCCATCATATTCCATAATTAGGTCTATAAATCCTCTAATCGGTGGATACTCATTAACTATCTCTTCTTCTTCCGCCCGCCATTCAGGCATAGTCGATATAAGTTTTTGAAGTCTTTCGTGAGCCTGTGTTCCTTGCGCCATGTTAGCAATTGCTACAGCATCATTATCGTCAATAAATACTGCTCCAGAAAATGCCATATACCAGTATCTAGGACACTTTCCGTGACCATAACCTAAAGAACTTGGACTAAATGTTTTCTTAGTCATTGATCCATCTGCACGTTTGGTATCCCTATAAGACTTGTCAAGTAGATCTGCAAATTTTTCTGGGTCAAAGAACTTTCCAGTATGTTTTTTAAACTTAAGGTTCTTTACAATATCTCTAGCCATTATTTGGTACCCACAACTTTTCTTTTCCTTTATTATGATATCTAGCCATAACAAACAATAAGTCTGATAGACGATTTAAATACTTAGCAATGTTTGGGTTTACGTTTTCGATCTTCCAAACCTCACGCTCTGCCCTTCTTACAACGGTCCTTGCATTGTGCAGTGGGCCTGTTGGTAAAACAAAAGATCTAAGAGGCTCTAGATATTCATTGTAGTCATCAATTACATTTTCTAAATATGTCACTCTGTTTTCAGATATTGTTATTGTTGGGGCACCTGCAAGCTCTGCACCAAGATCAAACAAGTCGCTCTGAACTCTTTCAATAATATCATTATACTCATCGGTTGCCATTCCAATAGCAGAGTTGGCCTCATCTACAGCACCTATCGCTTCCATTATAGGGCTAGTCTTAGACACCCTTTCGTTATTAGCGTTAGAGGTTTGCCCATCATCGCCAGTTTTAGTATAAATTTTACTTAGTGTTACCATCAATGACCCCTTAAAGAACGCCAAACATCTACTGCAATTTCATTAACTACAGATAAAGCAAAAACTGTTATAAAAAGCTGAGCAATAATTAATACTGGAAAAGATTTATTCTTAACCTTTTCTTCTAATAATTCTACGGCCATCTTACTTCTCCTTTAGTAGAAAATACTAGGCCAAGGTGGTCTCCTGGTTCGACAAAAGTTTCATTAATTCCCTTTTGTGCCCAGCCCCATTCATTTCTTGGAAATGGCAAGGCCTGATTCTTTTTTACTAACACGGCCCAATATGCATTTTCTGGTGGCATGTCTTGGCATTTTTCAACACTGTTGTTGGGAAAATTATTTACTCTGCAGACAACAGCATTTCCATACTTTACTGTTCCCTCTATATTATACCCATTTGTCTTTAATAGATCTAAAGAATTAACTTTACCACTGGCACCGACGCATTTCTTTTCTACTGTAGAATTATTTCCGTAGTCTACGTATAGGTTAATGCACTCTGGTTGATTAGAATTTAAAACAAACAATCCTATTGCTGAACCAATAAAAATAAACACCAGCATAATTCTTTTTTGAATCATTAGTTATACCTAACCACATACTTAAGTGCATCTACAAGTTTGTCTATAGACTCCTTTACTGAATAATATACGTTCTTCTTATTGTTATTTACTGTGCCAGCTTTATCTTTTGCAATAGTAGAATATACAGAAGCCATGACTCCAAATTTTGTCGACATTGCTTGAAGTTCCATAATTAAAACTGGAGCTTTTGCAGATGGAACTTCTGGATTCATTAGGATTTTTACAACAATTGCAAGAGCTTTATCAAGATGCTCGTCCTTCATATACTCATGAAGGTCATTGAACTCCGTAATATCACTAATAAGCTGTAGGGTATTCTTATCCTCTGTCATTTTTAATCCTCTTGTCCCAGTAATCTATGAATAGCCCTAGTGGGTATCCAGTAATAAAACCTATCATTAAACCTAATAAAAACATAGTCATTAGAAGAATAGCCTCCAGATTCCATCGCACTTTACACCGAATCCTTGTAAAGTAATTCTTCTATCGGTACTAAACGGCGCTGTTGAAAACCCAACTGAGTGCCACTGCTCTCCGCTTTGAATTAACATGTTGCCTGGGATATGATCAATCACCTCTGGTATTTTATTTAAAATGCTTTCATTAAAAACTTTTTCATTGTATGGGTTTTCATTATAATCATATTCTTTATAAAGCTTTGAAGACTCAGAGCTTGAATAAAATCCGAAGTCTTCTTGATCCCATAACAAAAATGATGCACCATTCTTTGGCATCTCTAGGGCAAGTGTAAACGCAATTGTCTCTTCTTCTACATCGCTATATCTAGACCATATATACTCAAGACATCTCTCTTGTCCGTCTGTATGCAAAGACACCCTGCCACGCCGTGGCTCTTCTGGCTCTTCTACAATATCATTTGGTCTTGCTTCCCCATAAATAAAAAATCCTGGGATGGGACCATCTACAACTAGCTCGGCTGGACCGTACTCTTTTTCTATATAATGCAAAACCTTATTATATAGGGTTGAAAAATTCTTTTGCAGTAGACTATTGCTTTCTTTAATTAAATTAATTCGTTCTTCAGTTACATCTCCGTATGGCTCTATATCAAGATATGTTGCAGTCCCTAACGTATAGTGGTGTGTAGGTCCAACAACTCTTTTCCTCCAGTGCTCACTTAGCAAGTCTATCTTATTTACATATACTTCACACTCTTCTTTAGACAAAATATTAATAACTGTATGCTTAGCCATTATAATTTTCCTCCCAAAACTGTATAAGTTCTTCTAAAATCGACCATTCAATAATCCCTAACCTAACCTTTGAATCTTTTCCTATAATAATTTTTAGTGCTGGATGCATATCTCTATTTACTTTAAAGGTATCTGTACAAATCTTTGCCCAGCTATCTTTGTTTAGAGTAAATGATGATCCTGCTTCTTTGTAATCTACAAGGAACTGCTTCCATTGTGCATCACCCTTTTGATAATCTCCACGCCCAGAATTCTTCTGTGCTTTTGCGCCGTCTCTTTTAACTTCTGATCTTTCTGACATTACCCAACACTATACCTTGTCTCATGTCCATCTTTACATACCCAACTCATCTCCATTGTTTGGTTATTAAAGTTATAAGAGTCAACATATAAATCGCACTTTGAGCAGGGTCTAATTTGCTGTATAACCTCAACCCTGTCATCAAGAGAAACAGACTCAATGGTGGTCTTGTTTAAAAATTCATTAAGATTTGGCATTGATATCCTCAATAAGCTTTTCAACTACATCTGGGTTATCTCTTAAATAAGTCACAGCTTTAGCACGACCCTGAAGTCTTTCTCCATTTACCGTGTACCAAGCTCCACCCTTTTCAACTGCACCGACCATCTCTGCAACATCAAGCGTCTCTCCGACCAGATCAACCCCTAGGGACTCTCCTTGGTAATAGAAGTCGTATTGCCCTGAAAGGTTAGGGGGGCCGAGCTTGTTGTAATCAATAATCCAATTGACTGGTCTGCCAACTCTTTGTTCAATGATCTTGTCACCAACTTTAATGCCCGCCTTAATCGCATTTGCTTCAGCTTCTGAGGACCATAACTTAATGACCGTTGAAGAAAAGAACTTGACTGCCATTCCCCCTGTTGGGATATGGGAAGCATGCATAGATCCAAATTGATTTCTTTGCTGTGAGATGAGTACCAATAGTGTATTCTTGTTTGCATAGTTTAACATCTTGACTGCGTGAGTCATATCCTTTGCTTCAGCGCCGATTTGCTTGGTGTCTTGCAAATCCTTCATTTCATTTCCATCTTTTTCAAAATAAATTGCTGGTAATAGTGCAGATATTGAGTCAACAACTATAATGTCTACTCCAGCATCCATAAGTTTTGTAGCAACATCAACCATGTCGTTAACAGTCTTTGCTGGAGAATAAATAAGGGAAGATGAATCTACTCCTAGCATCTCTGCCCATGCCTGGTCATATGAAGCTTCAGCATCAATCCAGGCGCAAGTCTTTCCTTCTTTTTGTGCAAGAGCAATCATCTGTAAGCAAAACGAAGACTTTCCTGCAGACTTATTTCCCCAAACAAGAACTTGTCGACCATAGCCAAGCCCGCCTTTAAGCGCCATATTAAGGCCAATGCTGGGCGTCTTTTGCTTTTCAACCTTTACATCTTGTGCGGCTTTTACTCTTGCCCTTGTTTTTGGATCTAGTCCTGCTAGAATATCATCTATTGCTATAGTCATTTTTTCTCTCTCTTTTGTACAATTATATCATTAAAATAAATTGCCGTGAAGTGCTGGACGAGCCTTATTTATTTCCATTTTCTTAAATAGAATTTCATCTAAACTATGAGATACAAATCCAGCATTTCGCATAGACGCATACAGGTCAAGGGTTCTAATTAGAATATCAACCATTTCTTCAACAATTTCTTCGGATCCCTTATTCTTTCTAATTGCTTCAAGGACTTCTGTTACTTCTGAATGAACTAATGCAAGCTTGTTTCCAAATACATCAAAATTCTTTGGGTTGTTCCAAAATCCTTTTTCTATCGCAGTCTCGTGCAGAATCGCAGAAAGGACATCAAGTCCATAGTCTGTTACTAGTTCTACGTCTTTACTCGAAACTTTCAATGAGCTGGTCGTTATTGAATCCTGATTCATTTAATTCCTTTAGTGTAAATGTAAATGTTTGATCATCTGAGTTGTAATCAACTTGTAATTCTTGATCTTCTGTTCCAGCGTTTATAAACAAATCGGTTGGGACTACAATTTTCCCTAGCGTTTGTATTGCTGCAATTAAAATCTTTGGTACGCTTAATGTTCCAAATACTTCTTCGGCAGTAGATACCTTAATCTCTTCTGTCATTTTATCTCCTTGATACTTAATGTTCCATCATCCAGTTTAGATAATGTTACCTTGCACTTCATTCCCTCACGCATTTTAGCTAGTGTCATTTTATACATTGCTGGGAATGCAATAGCTCTTGTGAGCTGCTTATCTCTATTTGATAAGATTAGGTGGCTCATCTGCTTTCCAGCTTTGGTCGTATAGGGAGTAAAGTTTACTACAATATACTCATCTTCTTCTAAATCGTATTCTTTCCTATATAGGTAGTCAACAAATAGGTCGTTAGACTTTGGATCTATGTCGGTAACTTTAACATACCTTGCAATTCGATTGTCCCCCACCAAAATAAAATACATCTGGTTTGTTTCAATTTGAGTTTGTTCGGTATGAAATAGACCAACAGTTCCGCTTTCATCTACAAGTTCTACTCTGGCCCAGCCATTTCCTCGCTTGATAGACTTTACCATTCCAAACATTACAAACGATCCCAGGTCGTCAAACTCATTAATAGGTCTTGCCTGCGCTTTAATTCTTGGAGGAATACCTTCAAGATTAAATGTTGGAATTCCTAAATACTCGTAGTAGTTGTCTTTTTCATTTCCTTGCCTTTTGTTATCAGGGAACGCAGCACCGCCGATGGAGTTAAGAGCAGTAACAGCACGGCTATTAATGCCAGAACCTTTCTTCGATGCTTTCTCAATAAAGTCAGCATAATCACTGTAAGGTCTTCTTTCTATTATCTTGTTTGCAATATTGTCTGAAATAAATTTTATCTCAGATAGGCCAAATCTAATTGAATCTTTTTGTAAAGAAAAATTAAGTCCCGATTCGTTAACGTGTGGAAGTAATACCTTGAGACCTAGTCTTTTTGCCTCAATTAAATATTCTGTTCTGGCGTCTTTATCATTTTCGTTTTTAAGAATTGAAAACATGAACTCAAGAGGATAATAGGACTTAAGCCAAGCAGTATAATAACTAAGCATAGAGTAAGCAACAGCATGGGAACGGTTGAAAGAATAACCAGCATGCGCTTCAAAGTCGTGCCAAAGCGCCTCTGCTTTTTTCTTAGTAATGTGTTCTGAAGCCCCAGTAACAAACTTATCCTTGAACTGGTCAAACTCTTTTGCATCTTTCTTCTTTCCAATAATCTTGCGGACCTTATCAGCCTCTGCCCAAGTCATACCTCCCAAGTGTACGCATGCCTGCATAACTTGCTCTTGATATATAATAACACCATATGTGTTCTCGGTGAACGGCTTCATAATAGTGTGGCTAAAGTCAACTGCCTCATTGCCATTTTTTCTATTAATATAGGCAGCGCCTACAGTATTCATAGCTCCTGGCCTTACAAGTGCATTTGAAGCGGCAAGATCTTCAAACTTATCGACACCCATTTTAATCAATAGGTTTGTGTATGGAGTTGCTTCTGCTTGGAAAACTCCCTTTGTATACCCTTCGCTTAGCATCTGATAAACCTTTGGATCATCAAGTGAAAGTTTTGAAAGGTCAATCTCTTTTCCTGTTCTCTCCTTGATTGATTTCAGTGTGTCAGATATTACAGACAATGTCTTAAGACCAAGTGCATCTAACTTAATTAGGCCGATATCAGCAACTGTATCCATATCGTATGCAACAACAGGAATTCTCCCAGAAACTTTGTCTTGTGAGTCCTCACGAGACTCTACTGGTGCAAACTTTCTTAGATCATCTTTTGCTACAACTACACCTGCAGCATGCACTCCAACTGAACGAATACGCCCACGTAGTCTGTCTGCCAGCCACACAACTTCTGGGTATCGCATTCTAAATTCTTTTGTATTTGGAGAATCAATAAAGTCTTCAAATGTATCTACAGTTTTTAATGCACGATTTACTTCTTGAAGTGGCACCATAAACACACGAGCAGCATCTCTTACAACGCCCTTATCTTTAAAATAAGTGTATGTGGAAATAGAGGCGACGTGCTTAAACTTTTTCTTTAAATAATCCTTAACCTCTTTACGACGACGATCTTCAAAGTCAGTATCAATATCTGGAAAGTCATTACGTTCTTCATTAATAAATCTGAAAAACAAAAGGTTATATTCAATTGGATCTACATCTGTAATTCCAAGTGCGTAACACACAAGTGAGCCTGCTGCCGAACCACGGCCTGGGCCAACACGGATGTCATTTTCTTTTGCCCAATTAATCATATCTCCGACAACTAGGAAATAAGATGCAAAATTCTTTTTAGCAATAATAGATAACTCTTCGTTAAGCCTGTCCATATAAATAGGGTCTGAAGCCTTCTGAAGGCTCTCTAAGCCCTTTTCAGCAAGCTCCCTTAGTCTTTCATCGGCATCTGTCTTTGGGACTGGCAGAAGGTCTAGGCTCTGATAGAAGTCATATTCTCCTACCTTGTCTGCAATTTCCATTGTATTCTCGTAGATGTCTGTTCGATTAATTCCAGCCTTATTAAAGTCTGCCTCTATCTCAGAACGGCTTTGAATAAATAAATTCATATCTTGGAATGATATTCTACGGTCAGGATAAAGATAGTTAAATCTATCTAACATATCCTTCATATTTCTAGACATATCAAAGTCAGCATCTTTATCAAACTTAGGAGATGTTGATAGGATAAGTAATGCTTCTTCTAATATTCTATCTTCTTCTTTAGCAAAGTGAGCATCTCCAGTTGCCACCGCCTTTATCTTGAGTTCGTCAGCCAGCTCCAAAAGCTTTGAATTGATTTCTGGCGGATTATGAGATTGGACCTCAATATAAAAGTCTTCACCAAAAGTTTTCTTAAAATCTTGGAGTATAAGTTTTGCTTCCGAGAATTCCTGGCGTTCAATAGCCTTACTAATAAGTCCGTTAAGGCAGCCAGACAATACGATAATACCTTCTGCATATTCTTTTAAAACCTCTCTGTCAATTCTAGGCTTGTGATAAAAGCCTTCGTTCCATGCTAGCTCTTGTAGAATATTTATATTCTCCAACCCCTTTTTATTTTTCGCTAGCAAAATAATATGGTTATAGGCTTGAATAGACTTGTCTGTTTTAGAGGATCTATCAAACCTATCTGTTGGAGAAATGTACGCCTCAACACCAAGAATTGGCTTAATGCCAGTTTCCTTTGCGGCAATTTGCATATCTCTGTGTGAAGAGAGAGTGCCATGGTCTGTAATTGCAATCGCAGTTTGCCCAGCATCTAGTGCTGCTTGGCATAATTCTTTAGGTGAATTTAGTCCATCCATTAATGAATAATAGGAGTGAACATGTAGGTGTGCAAAGCTCATTAGTATCCGCCACAGCATTCATTTCTAGTGTGATATAACCTAATTTTAGTTAATATCTTTTTTGTTGGTGCATATAAATCTTCTTTACAGCATCCACATTTCATATGCCATTCTCTAGCAAAGAAATCGTATACTGCACCTACATAATTTTTATACTTATTTGAAACAAATGTCTCAAATGGATCTGGTATCTCGTATGTGTTCATATTGACAGTCTACTAAATAGAATAGGGGCAGTCAATAGACTGCCCCTAACTAATTAATTTACCAGTCTACGCTGCTGCTTGATGCAGAAGCTTCTTCTGTGTGTCCGCCTTCACCAGCAAAAAATGCTTCTTGCTCTGTGTAAGGTAGGTCACGAACTGCAGTTGTTTCCAAATCGTACAGTTCGAGTGATGATGAATCAAATGGTGTTTCATCTTTTGCGAGTGGGATGATTGTATAACTTGTGTCCGTCTTTGTTCCTGAACGTTTGATACGCCACATTAGATTTGTGATTGAACCCATTTCTCCTGCGTATTCAATTAGTGTAGGTGTAATTGTCTTTCCGCTTGAACCTTGAGAAAGAATTGCCACGTATGGATCTTCTTTGCCGTCATCAATAAGAACGTTTGTATAAAGTCGTGAACGACCTTTCCACCCAGCCTTATAGTCCTTACGATGCTGTTCACATCCGTAACACTTACCTTGATCCTCCATAGAACATAAAGCCTTACGGCGATAGTCTTTTGGATTTGTGTGCTCTACGGCAATAAAGCCTAAGCCATTCTTTTCGTTGTATGTTGGAGAATCTGGATCAAGCTCTTGAAGGAAACGAACCTTCACGCTTTCTGCATCTTCTAACTTGGCCCAACGAGCCTTCACTCCATCTCCGCTTGAGTGTTGCGGTGCATCCATAACCTTATTTAGGCCTTTTAGTCCTTTAACGATACCCATTGTATCTCCTTAGTTTATAGTTGATGGTATAAATCCATCTGTGTTATTAGTATAGCATTACCAACTGACATATTCAATATGAGAAACAGAATTTTTTATACATTGCTGTATTTCCTGATCCGTCATATCTCCTACATCTTTTGCGTCATGAGGGTATATCTTACCATAGTCATAGGAAGCCCACAAGATGTCTTTTGTATTTAATCTATTTGCAATACTTAGACCAAGCTCACGCCCAGCCTCATCAGCATCAGTCATTATTACAATTGTGCTGAAATATTTATTTAGTAGCCTTTGCTGCTCTGAGGACAGAGATCCTCCAAGAGTGGCTACAACATTAGGAAAGCCAGCCTGATGCACACGGATTGCATCAAAGCTGGACTCTACTACTATGACATTACTGCCAATTTTTTTAGCACGATGTATATTAAACATCGTTTTGCTTTTAGGCAAATTTGTACTATTCTTAAAAGATTTTCCTTCGATAGATCTGCCAACAATTCCAATTGCAATTCCGTCTGGGCTGTGAACTGGTACAGTAACCATCCCCATATTCTTTGAGTATCCTAGATTAAAATCAATAATTGATTGTGACTCTATGCCCCTAGACTTAAAATAATCTTTGCCTTCTTCCGCTGAAGAAATCTCAGAGTATAGTTTATCAAGAGTCTCTTGTGGGAACTCTTCAAAGTCTGGTTTCTCTTCCATTAGCCCAGATAGCAATTCGTCAAAGTTTTCTAGAGCTTCGTTTTGCTTAGACCCGATAAATCTAAGGGCCTCAAAATCATTCTTGTGCAAGATTCTTTTAACTAACTCAACAAGGTTTCCAGACTCTCCGCATGCTGGGTTGTAGCAGAGCCACGCTCCGTTCTCACAACTAATGCTAAAGCTTGCCGTATGTCTATTAGAATGAAACGGGCAATACAATAATAGGTTATTGTTTGCCTCTGAAGTTTCGTGTAGCCCTAGAGCTTTTACAATTGCTTTTACTTGCGAGACAGCGTACTGCGTGGAATCAGCTTTCCTTGCGTAATTGCTTCTGAGTGCCATGCCTTCCTCTTTCCCACATATGTTCCATAGAGTGTCATTAAGAACACCCATGTTGTACCGTCAAATTCTACCGAAAAGTTAGTATCTATGTCAAGTACCCTAAGATATCCCTTATCTCTCATCTGGTGCGTAAGCATACTTTCATATTGATGCTTAATACGAACCATATCAGAGTCGTCTAGAAATTCAACTCTAACTTGAAATCTTTTTATCGGTTTGTGATTCATTATTTTGGAATGGATTCTCATAAATCTCTTTGACGATACCCCTGTTGATATCCCAATCTAAGTATAAACCAAACTCGTGTCCATGTCGATTCTTGCGTGAAACAATCTCAATCATGTTAGTTCCTGGATATCGATGCACTGCCATAGCCATATCGGCATCATATTCAATTGCCTTTGACCAAGCTACTTGAGACATCATAGGAGGATTGTCTTGATCTGACACATCGTCTGCAGTAGCAGCAGTAATATCAATAATTGGAATATTGTTAGATACTGCCAGCATCTTAAATTCACGAGAGACATTTCGGTTACGCTCAACTTCAGAATTGCTTCGCTTGTTATCATTAAACAATTGATGGTAATCAAGAATAACTAAGTCTGGCTTATGCTGATCTATCTTGCCTTGAATAGTTGCTGGAGTAACTTCAGTATTTCCTTCGTTTGAAATCAAAATAAAGCTGTTCTTGTTTTCGAACTTCTTCTGTGACCACGAACGGAAGTCATCTATATTAATATCACCCTTTGAAAAATCAGAAGCTTTAAATAATCCAGAGCCTAGCATAGTATAAATACGGTCACGCATATTCTCTGGAGACATTTCAAGGGAAACAATCATTGGCTTAAATCCTTGTTCCCAGGCTTTACAGGCAAGGTATGAAGTAAACCATGTCTTACCACGCCCTGGCCAGCCGATAGCGACGATTAGGTGTCCTGGGGCCATGCCTGTTGGGTATGCCAAATCTATGGCCTCAAAGCCCGTCTTGATGCCTGGAGAACCACCCATTTCGGCAGACCTAACACGAAGCAACTCCATATGCCTAATTGCAGCATCCGCATCTGTAATATCTAAGTCTCTTACGTTATTAGTAAATCGGCTTAGCCCAGCAAGTTGGCTTTGCATTTGTTCTAATACTCTTGAAGCTGCATCTTCTTTTAATGCTGAGCCGCTTTTCAATAAAATGTTCTTTAGCTTTGCAGACAAAAATTCATTCTTAAGTGTGTCTAAATAATAACCAGTCTCTGCTTTTGTTTCTACTGGCTCAAAGTCTTTAAACTTTTCCTGAAGGATCCCAACTTCTGGGACAGCCTTAAACTTATAATAATATGACTTTAGGCCTTCCCAAATATCTTTATGGGAGGTGAATAGATCGTCTACATTGTCTGCTAGTAGCGTACTGATATCTTTATTCTTACATACAGCAGATATTAATGTTGCTTCTGTATTCATTCTATTCCGCCTTGCTCTACCATCTTCTTCGTTTCTTCCAGTAACAAACGACGCTTTTCTTTATCCTTTTCAATCTCAGTCTTTACTAAATCCATCTTGTCAAAATTATAAAAGAAGAATTGAAGTGGGTGCCCATTCTTAGTTAGCCCAAAATAATACTCTAGTAATTCTTTTGCACGAGTATATCCTACACTATCAATGACATCTTGCATAGCCCACTTTTCACGGAACTTATTAATTGTCACAGCCTTATTGTATTTATCCTTATATAGATTCTGATACAGAGTCAAAAGGATATAAGGCTCTTTGCTATTTGCCACGCTTTAGCTCTTCTTCTACTTCTTGCGTCTTTTCAATAAGTTTGTTTTCAACAAAAGCATATACTCTTTCTGTTGCAGCATCAACCGTCTCACCTTGGCGGACATCGTCTTCAACGCCTATTCCAATTTTAATGCTCTCATAGTTTCCTAGATTTCTAGTAAATGATAGGTCAACCTTTACCTTCGTTGTCACTTGTGCTCCTTCTTAATATGGTTAGATAATGTTATGTGTGCAAAATCAGATCGTACTTCAAGTTCTTTATTGCATTCAGGGCATATTACTATTCGGCTACTTGCCATCTTTGTCACCAACAACTTTGGTAACAACAACTGGACCGTTTAAAGAATTCCAGTACTCGACTTCTGCTTCACGCTTACGCTTTTTTGCAGCGCCAGTCTCAAGTGTGTACCGTGCCATTTCAGCCATTACTCCGCCTTCCAGATTGGAGTGAACTCAAACTTATTAATACACTTAACACAAATAGCAAAAACATCTGGCTCCATAATAACTGGATACACCTTAGCCTTTTTACCTAAATCCCTACCGCATTCCTCACAATAATTCATTACTCCGCCTTCCATACAGGTACAAATTTTCCCTCGTCTGTCTTAGTATACAATATAAAGTTGTTTTTGAGAAGCCCCAATAATTCTGCCTTTGAAGGAAGATCAGAAGAATGCCCTGAGTCTAATATATGCTGATGTATGTCAAGTATGTTCTTTTGATTAAACATATACTTAGACCAGTACTGGCTGTCTGGTTCTCCTATTGGATATATTTTAGTTGGAGTAATTACTTTACCCTCTAAAATATAATCCTGTATTGTAACTCTATGTTTATTCAGCATAGCAGATACTTGTACGATTGTATATGCCGTCTCCATATTCTTTTTAACTTGGGAGTATGGATACATAACTCTTTTTTTATCTGGGTAGCACCAAGCAACTATCTCATCCTTGGATCTAGATGAGCTTAGCACCTTGTGTATTTTATCGTTTAAGAAGAAATACCGTAAAACTTTTGGTTTGCTGTCTCTTTTTGATCTAGCCATTTCCCGAAAGCACTCGTTTCTTTATTGCACATCCAGCGTTTGCCGCACATGATACAGAATAATTCCATATGTAGTTTCTGAGAAAAAACTCTATCTACAAAAACTCTACCGCTGCATTTTCCACACCACATTATAAAGTAAACAACTTTCCATCTACAACGCAAGAGTAGTCTGGTGCAATATGAATCATTTGAATATGAGGATAGTCGTTGACAATATGTGCTACCGCAAATCCCTTTTGCCAGTCGTGGTGCTGACTGTATTTCATTCCATCACTCTTTTCATCACACATATGGCCGATTTCATATCCACGAAGTGTTTCTCCTTCGCCGTTGTTTCTAAGTTCATATGTTACCATATGGGAAGCAATTCTGTGTGAGTGTCCACGAATCAAAGAAACCTGTAGGTCTTCTACATCTTTTCTAACTGATCCTGTAGCTGCAATTGAAATACCGTGGTGTACGTGTATGTCTCCAAAGCGTCGCTTAGGTAGTTCATTATAATAAATATATTCATACCCCAAAGAGTCTAGGCTCCATAAAGATTCTGGTGTAACCTCACTGATATACTCTGGAAGCTTGGCATCTACATAATTAAAGACTCTAATGTCATGGTTGCCTAATGCAGAAAACAGTTGAGCATCTGGAAGCATCTCTCTTGTCTTTGCATAGAAATCTCTAGCGCCCTTTGCTTCATGACGCATCATTGGAACAATTAAATCTCCGCTTTCAGTCTTATGATAATTTAAGAACTCTGCAGATCTTCCTTCTGTATACTTGCTATAACACGCCTGATCATCTGTATCGCCTAGGTAATCAACAACGTCTGGCTTAAACCATTTCATTACTTTAAACCATAGGGCAATCATCTTATCATCTTGATACGGGAACTGCTGATCGGATGAAAGCATCCATTTTAAATCGTTGCTCATTGTCTACCTTAATACGTAAAAAAGTCACGGGTACGTGACTTTGATGTTACATTTATTGTAACATATTGGCCTAGCTTGTCAAGAGGCTATTTTGTAACTAATGTTCCTGCAGCAAACAATGTATATTTAACTGTAGTGTTTGCAGTAGCAGTTCTAAATCTAATGACTGCACTTGTTGAGGTTACGCTTTCTATTTGTGGAAAAACTTGTGAGTTTGCCCAGGATGGAGAAGTTTGTCCAATTGTATTTATCTGAACCCACACATTAGGAGTTGAAGTAAATTCAACACCCTTTCCAAAAGATACCGTAGTTGTAGTACCAGCGCCTGCCGACTTTATTGCCTTACTTCCTGCAATAGCAACTATTGTAGAAGATACTGCGGCTGGTGGAGTCTTGGCACCAGCGTTTTCTATATTAATAACAGTAGGTGCTGTAGGTGCTGCAAGGAGATTTATATTTTGAATCATTGCAGCAATCAAATCAGAGGTTACTGGATCTCCTGCTGATATCTTGGTTGGTGTAAGTTGTACCATTTTTACTCCTTTGGTTGCTCCTTTGGAGCTTCCATTTCTTGAATTCTTATTGTTAGCTGAGTAATCTCAGCACGAAGAACAGCAATATGAGTCTCATATTGTGAGACGATCTCACCAATTCTTTGTTGTAATGCCTGTACTACTAGTTCTACTTTATCCATTTTATTCCTTTTCTATTTAGATTAAGGATACCATTAAGCACCTATAGCGTCAAGTCTTTGTTTTAAATTACTGATCTCCAGGCTTTGTTTTTGTATTAGGGAAAGCATTCCTGGAATTATAATGTTGGTGTTCCATCTCTCTGGAAGCCCATCGTCATTATAATCTACCGCTGAAGGATATACTGATTCAACTTCTTCTGCTATAAATCCAGGCATCAGAACTCCAGACCTTTGATCAGATTCTGAAAGATGCTCTGCGTTATACCTAAAAGCTCTAACTGGAATACTTAATAGATTTTCTGGATTCAATGCGTCTATGGTATCTATATCAACAATATCAGTTTTGTACCTTCTACTTGAAGATGTGTTTACTCTTAAAAATCCGCTTGACTGTGTTATAAAGTTTGCGGTAGTTGCCGTACCTAATGTATTAGCGTATATATTTCCGCCAGAAAGTAGTTTAGTTTTTACTGTGGTTCCGTTGTCATCATTATCGGAGCCGTTGTGACCAACCATTACGTTTCCGCTGATTCTTACGTCATTCCATCTGTAAGTTCTTGTTCCTAAATCAATGTTCGGGGCACCTGGCATGTATGGATAACAATGAGATGTCCATCCTCCAATAGAGGTGTTCTTAAAACCAATTGAGCCAACCACTAGTCCAGCAGTAACTCCGCCAAGACTTCCTGCTGAATCAAAATAAGCAGCAGTGTCTGAAGAAGTATTGATTGCTACTCTTCCGCTAAATGTTCCTGATGCTCCAGAAATGTTACCCTTAAATTCTGCGTTTCCATTGGAGTTGATTGAAAACATTACTGCTCCAGCGCTGTTATACGAAGCAATGCCTTGGCTATTTAATATAACCATATTTGCACCTGCTGTAGCTGTAGTATCTGTATTTATCTTAAACCCTGTTGAAGTTATTGTAATACCATTAGCTGTTATAGATGTAACTTGATTTTGAGCATTAGCAACAAGATATCCACCTGCAGTTAGCTTTGTGTCTAAAGCTGTTTTGGTTGCATATGAAGTATCAGTTCTTTGTGTCCATACAGATCCTGTCCAAGTTTTTATTATATTGCCCTGACCAGTATCGATCCATATGTCTCCTACCTTTGTTGCAGTAGGTGTAGTTGCTTGTGCAAATGTAGCATTCTTTGCTCCAACCGAAGTACTTAAAGATGTGCTTAGAGTTGTTAGATCTGATGTTTTTGCATAGCCCTCAATTTGTGGAGAGCCTGTAAATATTGCTCCAGCTGCTGTTAGAACTCCAGTTGTAGAAACTCTGAAAGGAGCATTTGATGATGATGTAGAGCCAACCCAAATTCGATAAGTTGGATCTGTTGCGCTGAGTCTAACCGCAGATCCTAATGTTCCAGTTTTATCTCCAACTGATATGTTACCGTTGCTGTCTAGTATAGTATTATTTTTTGAAATAGTTCCTACAGTTTGTGCACTTCCATCAATTGTCCATCCTCCGATAAATCCCTTGCGGGCATCAATGGTTCCGTCTTTTGTAATTGCAACTGTTGCATCTGTGACTAGTCCGTTATATGCAAATAAGCCTTCGTTATTTAATCTTAAGCGAGCTCCTGATGTTGCGGATGCTCCTGCATAAAGGCTTCCGCTTGTAGTGCCTCCTGTTGGAATTGCAAGCTGAACGTTACCTGTAAATTTTCCACCAGTTGCTTCAATATTTCCAGTAAGATTTAAATCTGTTCCATTCCAGTACATAAACTCTGTCGAATTACCAACCCTAAACTGTCCAGTAGTTAGCCAGAAGTTATTTCCAACATTGGTTGTTGATTTGTTTAATATTATGCCATGGTAGGTTCCCGCTGTTAATGTTGGGTTTGCCAAAGGCCCTGTATTTAAATTAATGCTTTGAGCAATTCCAGTTCCTATCTTAAATAGGTCTTGTGTGGCTCCTCCAATTGCTATAAAAGATTTAAGTCTTGCTAGTGCTCCTACAGCAGTGCCGTCTGCATCTGATGCTATAAATGTACTTGTTGCTGCTCCAGTCCAGTTAACGACGTCATATGGCGTAACGCCAGCGACTTGGTAGTAGTATGTCGTATTTGGAATTAATCCTGTTGCGGTAAAGGTATTTGTTGTTCTGCCATCAACTGAAGCGTACTCCCATAGAGGCGTACCTGTTGAAGGGTTAGTTGTTGACCATCTTATTGCATATCCTGCTGTCTTAGTGTCTGTTGATACGGCCCAAGTTAAATTTGATACTACGCTAAATCCACTTAAATCTTTTGGATCAATTGATGCTGAAGCTGAAGTAGTTGTTGGATTTGCAACAGTAAAGGTAGTATCGGGATCTGGATTTAATGGTGTAACTGTTAGTATGGCAGATTCAGATCTATTTGTATCAAGCCACTTATCTCTAACTACAACCTTAATCCATCTTTGTGCGGTACTTCCCGTCTGTATTGTTACGTTTGTAGAAGTTCCTACGTAAACAATATATGGATTTGAAAAGTCAGCAGATAGGCTTTCGAAAATAACAACATCTTCTTGTACGCTTAGAGGATCCATATCAAATTTAACTGAGTAGGCTCTATATCCTTGAGTAACACTTAAATTAATAACTGGCTTAGTAAGGTTTGGTATATCAAATCCAAGCTCTATGACTGGAGAGCGCTGACCTTCAGTTAATTCTTTTGTTTCTGCATCTTCATATAAGTATGTAAACCAAAATCTGTACTTCTTGTCTTTAACAAGAGGAAGTCTAATTATTTTATCGTAAGATCCTGTAGGTGCAGTTTTGGCAGCTTCAGCAGATGCTGTTGGAGTAGTCTGTAAATCTGGCGGAGTATATCCTTTCCAAGAAGCTGTTGTTGGCATTTTAGAAGTTTAACCCTAATCTGTATTCTATATCCATCTGTCTTCCGATTGATTTTCTTATTGGGTCTGTAAGAACAGATCTGCTAATAAGACCATAATCTGATCTAAATGAATCTTCATCATTAATTCTAAGCCCATCAAATAATACATTTGTTGAGCCTGAAGATTTTGCTTTTGCTCCAACCGATACTTTAATTATTGAAGATTTGTCTGGAGTTCCAGCGCCAAACCCACTTGAGTACAGGTTGTTTAAAGTTAATTGTTTAATCTTGCTTCCAATTGCTGGGTCTCCAGCATATCTGATTTCATAATAATTAGTAGAAGAGCTATAGAATCTAACAAATACATAGTCTAGATTTAAATCGCTTTGAACATATGCAAGTGTAAGACTGTCATTTGGACTATACCCATTTATGTCTATATCTATGCTGGATGAATACTGTTTACTATTTGAAGCTGCTGCTGTTAATGATAAATGATTTGCTCCAATTCTTGGAGTTGGAGAAGTAACTGCTGTTGAATAGGATCCGTCATCATTTGTCCATTGCTGATAATCTGAAAATGTTGATATAGATTTGCTTGCATAGTCTGTTGACCCAAGTGTGACACTTGGGAATAAACCAATTTCAGAAACAATTCCAGAAACATCTACTGGTAGGGTTGTTTTGTAAACAACCCCATAGGTGCTTAATCCTGATGTTGTGCTTGTCTGTATATCAACACTTGAAATATTTACCTGCGATCTATAAAATTCAAAATCTAATCCTGTATTGTTTTCTGATGCAACGGTTGAGCCTATTCCAACAGCTATGTCTTTATTGTTTGTTGTTGCTTGCCCCGCCAGGTACTGGGTTATATATCTCTTACCAAACTTGGTGAGAATGTTTTTAGATCTATAAATTTCTTTCCCGTCTTCATAAAAGCGGTACTCTCCTTGTAACAACAATTTATTGTCCATATCCATTTACTCCTACTACTTCTGCTCCGACATGATTTTTTACATTAAATTTAAATTCTACGTATTGATTTTTATTTCCATCTGTTACAAGCGTTTTACTTATTAAAGTTATATCCTCTAGGTTTGGAGCACCAAGACCAGCAAGTGGGTCATCTTCAATTTCTTCCTCAACATCATCCAAGAAGTCTTCTATATCATCTTGGATTCCTTGAATCTCTGCTTGAGTTAAAGTAGACGGATCTACAATTAGATACAGGTCTGGGTTAAGGACCTCTATAAGCTTATCTCCTGGAAATAATAATAACTTCTTGGCTTTAGGTGATTTAGCTGCCTGTTGTTTTTGGTTGCTCATATTAACATTCTACCATTTCATCCAGTATAAATCGATCTGCACATTAAATTTGTAACAGGTGCGCTTTGGTCGTCATAGCTATTTTCTACTGTGAGAACAACATATTTCCCTACTGGGTATGGGGGGTTTACGTCTTCTGAGGAATAAAGCTGGTTTTTAGGATATGATATTTCAACTACATCGCCTATCTGTATTAAAGGATTAATAAATGTCTCTATGCTGACAACCCTTTGTTGCTTAGCCCATTGTTTTGTAATCCATTCAGATAGCTTGGCTGCCTCTGTTTCTTTTTGTATCCATAGGGAATCAAATGCAATTTCTTCCGCCCTATCTGCATCGGTAAGCTTAGGGTCAATGTATTCAAATGAGTCTGATGGGGTTATTTGATTACCCACAATAACAAATGATTTTTGCTGGCCATTGGCAAGGTCGGTAAACGTTCCAGTATTATTCATAACAAATACATCCATTGTAAATGGGTCAAGGGAAGATCCTACTAGGGTTACGTCATTGTTTTGAACTATTACTGGATATAGGGGATAGCCTGGAGAGTTTGTGTATCTTCCAGTTATTCTTCTTAGCTCACGGGCGACTGGACCGAACTCCCTTAGCCATACATCTGTCTTTGGCTTATCACTCTTATTAAATATAAAATCGCTAAATGATTTTACCATGGACGAGTTGGTTGAAAGAAATCCTGCATAAGCATCAAATGAAGTAGTGGCTCCAAATTCTTCTTTTGTAAGGCTTGCTGTGTAAACATAATCGAATGATGTTGTTCCCTGTAGTGAGGCTATTCCTATTTTATTTGTAAGGGTAAGTGGTGAAGAATCTGTAACTCCTATTATCTTTCCATTTAATGAAATTTTAAATACTCTATTTTCTGTAGAGCCATTCATAATAGTCATTGCTTTAATTTCAACCTTATATAAATCTCCGCCATTTATGTTTGTTATAATAGTTCCGTCTGCGTCTTTTTGGCTTGTTATCATGGCCACAGGCTTGCCAGCAACTATCTTATAGAAATTAACATCTCTGTATGTCTTATCTCCGTTGTTATTCTGAGAAGTTCCAATAGACAGTAGGTAGCCGCTTTTATTATCTGCGCTTAATGAAAATGCAATTCCAGCAATTGTCATCTGGTTGCCCGTTTGCTTCTTTGTATCTTTATCTACCATTAATGGAAAATACATATTGGCGCCAATTACAAATGCTTTATCAGGGCTAGAGTTATACTGAGCTTCAGCTGTTGCAATTTTATATATTTTATTTGGAATGTATTTGTCATCAGTTGGTTTTGCTGGATCAGGGCTTGGCACGTACTTAACGTCTTTAGCAAATATTGTAGCCATAGATCTAGAAACACCATTATATAAAAGTCTTTGCCCATCTGAGCCTTTTGGATCATATTGAGGAATGCTTGTGGTTAACATTGATCCTGGACTATCTGTAAACACTCCAGTCTCCGAGTTCCATTCTTTTTGTGTCCAGCCGTCATCGGAGTTTCCTAAAAGGTGTGTCATGTCTTTATCCATTGCTGCTTGTGTATAAGAAGCGGTTACTGGACCAAGTACACCGAATGCATTTCTTGTTTTAATTCTATAATTGTTAGTTGGTTTAAATGATGATGGAGTAGCAAGCCCCTGAAATTTAGCAACATCGGAATCTGTTGCTATCCACTTATACTTTGTAGTTCCAGTGCCTATCTCTGTGTAGCTGTATTCTATGGCATCATATTCTATTATTTCTTTTTCTATAACAAGATACCCGCTAAATGTATATTGAGCTGAACCTAGTCCAGAAATTACTACTGGTTCACAAGAGACTATTCCCTTGCTTGCAACCTCTCCTGAGTTGTTTGTATAAGACGGCTGTGTTGGCAGAATGTTATTTACTATAGCAGATGCTCCTAGTGTTATGACTGGGGCATCATATAAATTTTCTCCTGTTCCTCTGTATGAACTTACAAGCTGAGGTGTGTAAACTATCTTAACGGCTTTAACTGATGGAACATTTTCAATTGAAATAGAAGAAATATTTGCAAGATTAGATCCTATATTTCTGTCTCTTAGTTTAAAGCTAGTTTGCTTGTCTGCTTTAAATATATAGTCTCTTGGGTAAAATTGTAAAACATCAAATTCGTCAAACGTTGCTATCATCTGTGTGTCTTTACAAAGATCTTGTATGTGTTGCCATACCGTCTTGCTATTATCTGTATACCAGTGATATGGTGTTATAACAGTTGTATCTGTAGTCGTAAGGTTAAAGTTATAATTAGTAAACCCAACTGAATCTAGCAGCCTTCTTATAATAGCAACCGATGTCATATCGTTGCAAACAATATCTGGTGGCTTAATGTACTGTAGCTCTTTGGCTCCATCAAGACCTGTTAGGCTGATATCTCCAAACTCGCTTACTGAAAATGATTCTGTGTAAAACACGCCTAGACTAATCTTGTCTGATCCAATTTTTACAAATGGCTTGATTATTACGTCTTTGTATAAATTAAATTTGTTTTTATTAAATGCTACGCTTTTGTCATAAGATTCGTATGCTCTGTCGTATCCATTTATATCTAAGAATATAGAGTTGGATGTGACATCTCCTACTGGAATTATTCCAGATACGTCGTCTGATGAAGACTTGTTTATAGTCATTGAAACTAATCTGCTTGTGATATCTACTACATATCTAGGTGATAGCTCTATTACTCCCACAAACCCGCCTGCTGTATCTAATGAAGATATTTCTAGTTTAAGTCCGCTTAAATCAACTCCTGCAGAGGGAGTTGTAAATTCTGTTGTTGTCCATGCTGTTCCGTTCCAGTATAGGTTTACTACGCCCTTCATGTCATCTGTGACTGTAATGTTCGATACCACGGGAACTTCAGTCCCAGTAAGTCCTATTAATTTAAGAGACCAATTAACTGGTTTTGAGTGTGACGTTTCAAATTTAACTACTATCTTATTTGTAACTGCAGTTTTGCCTGCTGGGTATACTGCAGTCAATACGCAATTAGATAATGATGTTGATCCCGCTGCTGCTTGTGGAGTTACCCAGTATTTATAAACCATTTTAGAGCCAGAGAAATATAATCTAGCTGGAAAATTTGCTGCAGTATTATACTTACCTATAACTCCTGAAGCTTTATCTTTTGCTGTGCTTGGGTCATCTAGGATTAAATATTTAATTCCCGCAAATTTTGGTCTTCTTGGATCAAGAATTGATGATACTGGGAATAGCTTTTCAAATGGCTTGTATGTGTATCCTGATGTTTGGTCTGTTTTTGTTACAGTGAGTACACCGTTTGGATCATCAATCTTTGCCCCATCAATCAATGCATTCATATTATATTCAACCCAGCATCCATTTTGCATAGATATTGATTGAGATTGATTTAGAGTAGTTATTGTTTCAGGTGCTGCTGTTAACATTATACTTCTTCCAGGCCTATAGAAACATCCCAAAATTCTTGTGGAGAATCAGCAGTCTTTTCTTTTACATTTCTCTTAACCACGGTAAATGAACATGATGTAAATGACATTAATAGTATCTCGTCTCTAGCCGCAACTCCATTGTATGATATCTTTACCTTAAATGTATTCTTTCCCTTGTCTCCATGATAAAACGCTCTAATAGAAGCCGCTCCATATCCGCCATCAACAGTCATGGCGTCATTTGTTGGCAGCATGCTCCAACTAGTATTTATAGTTTTCTTATCAGCAATCCATACTTTTCTAAGTGTCCCGCCAGACATTCTTTGAGTCTTTTCAATCCTCTCAGTATCAATTGAAATTGGTGACCTATTATGTTCTGAAAGCTTAACCCAAGTTGGGGTATCTGTTAAAGAGGTATCAAGGTATAGAACTGATCCTACTGGCAAAGTCATTGTCATGTTTTAATACTCACATTCATTGGGCTTCCTACCATTTTAGCATTTAGTTTACTATCTTGTCCAATAGCTTGCTTTGTCATTGAAACAACTTGTCTAACAAATGCATCTGTATTCATTCCTTCAGATGGGTATATGTTTTGAGTAAGATTAATTACACCAGCTTTGTTGCTTTGCTGCATTGGCTCAAACATCTTTGCAGCTTGGTTTACATCGTATCTTGGGGAAGCAAATGGAATCTTAGACATGTTAGGAATAACCATTCCGCCAAACGCCATTTCTGGGCCACGATCTCCTACGATTGTAGGAATATTTGGATTAAGCTTTGTTGTTCCGTAACCAGCTTTTTCTACTCTCATGGTTCTAAGGTAGGCGTTATCTACCCCAGTAATCTTGTATTTTTGAGTTCCTTGTGTAAATACACTTCCTATTGAAGCATCAATACCTTGTGCGTGTAATGACATTGAGTCTACTGTCATTATTGTTTTGGCTTTAGGACCCTTGCCAAAAGTTTTAGATTGTACTCCTGGGTGTGACACAGATGCTTTAAATTCTGTATTTTTTGATTCATTCTTAAAATCAACCTTCTTGTTGTTAATAAGAATGTCTCCACCCTTCATGTCGATTCCCTTTGAAGATAATGCTGCCGCAATTCCAGATGAGGTTTCGCCCATTAGCTTCTTTGCTTCTGCTCCGACATCTATTCCCTTAAGATCTCCCTTGTAAGCGCCAACTGCTTTGCCAGTTGTTAGAAGACTTGCTGCATCGCCCTTTCCAGCTTTTGTATCTTTAATATATTGATCAACTGTTTTGTTTAGCGCAAGTGCATTTAGTGTAAGAGTTAGCATTGCTTTATTATAGTCTTCAATTTTTTGTCTCTTTGTTTCAATTGTAGTTGCAAGCTTTGTAAGCTGTTCTCCAGCTAGGTTGGCTTTGTCTCCCAGCTTTTCTTGTGCATCGTTAATTCCATCAATCTTAAGTTGAATTTTTGCATTAATTCTATCTCTAGAATCTTCAATTGATTTTTTCTGTGAGTTGTATTGCATTGTTGACTCAAGCTGCTTTACATCTAGACCTGCTTGTTGAGCGGTAGCTGTATCTCCTCTTGCTATTGCAGAGTCGTACTCAATTTTCTTTTTAGCAATTTCATTTGCTAGGTCGCCTTCTTGTTTTGCAGCATCAAGTGCTTTTAGTCTTGAGTCTGCAAGCTTATTGTTTGCATCAATTTGCTTTTGCAATCCCTTTAACTGATCTCTTGTGCTTATTTGCTGTGCAACAGATTGTCCCTTAGCCGCTTGAGCCAATGATTTATATCGACTTTCCAGTCTTCCTAGCTCGGCATACTGTGTTTTTAATGCTCCATTTTTATTCTGTGATTCAATTGTTGCAGCAGCAACATCTGCAACTCTAGATAAAGCCGATACAGCCTCAGAGCCAAGCTCTGAAAGGTTGCCAGTGAATCCTTTAGATGCGAGATTCATTTTTTCAAACAAGCTTACAAGTGTGTCTGCTGGATTAAGTACCTTTTCAAGAGCAGGGTTTTGCTTAATCATTTCCGCTCTAGTTGCTGCAGTAAGCTTAATCTTTGAAGACTCTAGGGCATTAAGCCTCTTCATTAATTTTTCTTGAGCTTCGTATTGAGTTAGTATTGGCTTGCTTTTATCTTTTTTATTTTCCGCCTTGCTCTTATCAATTAAGTCTTGTATTCCTGTATCAATTGCTGTTAGTCCAGTGTTTACCTGGTTAGCTCCTTCTACTCCGCCTTCCGCTGCTGCCGTTCTATATCTTGCTACTGCATTTGCTGCAGCGTCTTGCTTTGTTTCAATTTTATTAAATCCTGCGTTTCCTAATGTAAACGCTCCAGCATCTTTAGCTTTTTCAGACATTTTAAACATTGCCCAAATTTTCTTAGTTGCCTCTTCTGCAGACATTCCCGCAGCCATTAATTGAACCTTTAGGTCCATTGCAAGCTTCTTTGTATTTCCGTCACCCTTAGTCTGATTAATTAATTTAATTTGATCTGCATAGGAAGATTTAACTTCTGCTCTCAATTTTTTGTATTCTTCGATTGTAAGCTTTATTGGGGTTCCAGCAAGTTGCATGCTCTCATAAAGAAGTTGATTCTTTTCTCTTAATGCTTTTATGTTTGCCGCTGTATCTGCAAGCTTTGAGCTATAGTCAGTAAATTTAAGGCCTGCTTTTTTAGCAGCTTCTTCTGTTAGGCCATATTGAAGTGCGCCAATTCTAAGATGCTCTCTATGATCTTG